GACCACCCATTGGCATCGAAGAAAGACACACACTTCTTGGTTCACTCATTCATCGAGGGTCCAAGTGTCGACAACCTCTATCGTGGCACAATGACATTGACTGCTGGTTCAGGAACAACAAACCTTGACTCAGAAGCAGGAATGACTGAAGGCACATTCGAAGCATTGAACAGAAATGTTCAGGTGTTCACAACCAATGAGACTGGTTGGTCTCAGGTCAAAGGTTCGGTTGCAGGGAACATCCTGACAATCAGTGCGAAAGATTCCGACACACCAACAGTTTCTTGGTTGGTCATCGGTCAACGTCAAGACAATCACATCATGAGATCAATCATCACAGACAGTGATGGATACTTGATCGTTGAACCTGCGAAAGATTCTGACACATTCACTGACAGTGATGGTTCGAAGATGATGTACAACAGTTTGGGTGATTCAGACCTCGGAATGTAATAAAATTTGAAAAGGAAAAATAAATGTTTGATTCAGACAACATCCCCCTAGTCACCCGACTCGAGTCAGGAAATGGACTAGTTGACATTTCTTTCAATGTCAACTCTGAAGGTGAAGGAGTCTACAATGTAACAGTGGACTCTGACAAAGTTGGAGCAGCAGCAAATGCTTCTCTTGCTGCAAGAATTGCTGTTCTCGAAGCAAGACTTGGCATTGGCGTGGATGCTGGTGATGGAGTTGTTGCTGTTGATTCAGATCAAGACGGAAGAATCGATCTGTCGATTGCAGGTTCGGCAATCACTGGGCAACTCAATGTTCGTTGGGAAATCCTTGGAAGAGATGGTCGAGAAGTTTCTTCGCAACCAATCACGATTCAGGCGGGAACTTCAAGAGCATCGATTCTTCAGATCATCGCATACAGTTTGTTTGCGACAGGTGCACCAGCAAGAACATATTTGGATGGAGTTTCATACAATGTTGATGGTTCCACACCATTCTTGTTGTTCACGTTCAAATCTGGTTTGGAAGACTTCCAGATCATGATCGAAGTTACAGGTTCAACAGCCGCAGACAATGTCGCATTCACTGTCAGACAACAAGTAACGGCATAGTATAAATACAAAAGAACAATTGGAGAGATTTAAATGGCATTTCTAGTAAGTCCTGGTGTAAGAGTCACAGAAACTGACCTCACCAATATCATTCCTGCGGTTTCAACCTCCATTGGTGGATTCGCAGGCAAATTCGAATGGGGTCCAACTCTGACACCTGTACAGGTGACTTCAGAAGCAGATCTTTTGAGAATCTTTGGTGGTCCAGTCACTTCGACCATTGCAGGTTTGAACACAAGATCTGACTGGTATGCAGCAGCGAACTTCCTTGGATATGCAAACAATCTTCAAGTTGTTCGTGTTCTTCCGAACGGTGGAAGAAACTCGGTTTCTGAACCACTTTCTTTCGTTTCGGGTCAGGCATCAATCAAAATTACAGGAACTCCTGTGAACTTGACTGGTTTTGCTGGACAAACACTGACAATTGCAACTTCTGGTGCAACAACGGAGGTTACATTGTCAGACGCATCGTTGATTACAGGTGGAGATCCCGATCTCAACAAAGTTGCGCGTATGGTCTACAATGAAATTGTTGCTGCTGGTGTTTCTGCTTCCCTTGACTCAGATGGTATTCCTGGAATCGTTGATCCAATTGTCAGAATTGAGTCAACTGCGGACACAGTCCCAACTACTCAACAAGTGATCAATGGAGTGACTTTCGAGTTCTTCTTCTATTCTGATCAGATCAGTGCGGCAGAAGGTTTTGCTTCAGCAGCAGCATTGAACAGTGTTGACGATTTCTATGTTGAAGAATCAACTCTTTCAAACGGTTCAGTGTATGCAAGATATCCAGGATCACTTGGTGACGGCATTGCTGTTGCATTGATTGACGCTTCTTCATCTGGCGATTCAGAAGTGATTTTCTCATCAGGTTCAAATGACACAAGAATCTCTGATTTGTTTGACGGAATTCCAGGCACATCTGCTTGGGGTGAAGCAAACTTCGACAATGCTATCGAAGACGAAGTTCATGTTGTTGTCTTCACAACAAACGCAAGACCAACGGGAACTGCTTTCCAAGTTCTTGAAACGTATGCATTCCTTTCAAAAGCAAAGAACGCAAAGACTGCGGACGGTGCTGGAAACTACTACGTTGATGTTGTGAATGCTCAGTCAAACTGGATCTATCTGTTGACAGAAGAAGACGCAACAGATGGTGCTATCACAATCGGAACTGGTGACACACTCATTGGTTCAACATTGACTGAAAGAGATGCTGCTGCATTCAGACAGTTCCAGTCAAGAACTCTTGCTGGTGATCCAGGTGACAATCCTGCGGGCATGAGAATCTATCAGTTGAGAGGTGGTTCGGATGGAACAGAAGTTCCTGATGGTTCATACACTGAAGCATACGACCTTCTTGCTGATCCAGATCAAATCGACATTTCATTGTTGATCACTGGTTCAACTTCAACAACTGTCAAGAAATATGTGATTGGTATTGCTGACTCAAGAAAAGATTGCATTGCATTCGTTTCTCCTTCATATGAAGCAGCAGTCAACAATCCAACTGCGACAAAGGTTGCAGACTATTTCAACAATGCTTCAACTGGTTTCAACTCAACTTCATATGCAGTGTTTGATTCAGGTTGGAAACGTCAGTATGACAGATACAACGATGAATACTTCTGGGCACCATTGAACCCAGACATCGCAGGTTTGGCAGCAAGAACTGATGCCACCAATGAAGCGTGGTACTCTCCAGCAGGTTTGAATCGTGGATTCATTCGTGACGTTGTCAAGTTGTCTTTCAATCCAAACCAAGCACAACGTGACACTTTGTACACTCAGAGAATCAACCCAGTTGTGACTCTTCGTGGTCAGGGAACACTGCTCTATGGTGACAAGACTGCATTGTCAAGACCTTCAGCATTCGACAGAATCAACGTTCGTCGTCTGTTCATCGTTCTTGAAAAAGCGATTGCAACTGCTGCAAAGTTCCAGTTGTTCGAGTTCAATGATGATTTGACTCGCAGAACTTTCACGAATGCTGTTGAGCCATTCCTTGCTGATGTTCAGTCAAGAAGAGGCATGACAGACTTCCGTGTGGTTTGTGATGAATCAAACAACACTCCTGAAGTGATTGACTCAAACAGATTTGTGGCTGATATCTACATCAAGCCATCAAGGAGCATCAACTTTATCACACTGAACTTCGTGGCAGTGAGAACTGGTGTTTCATTCAGTGAAGTTGCAGGAGGTTAATAATGTCGCTTCGTATTGACGATTTCAAATCAGCATTGGTTGGTGGTGGTGCACGTGCCAACCTCATGCGGGTCAACCTGAGTTGGCCAAACGCAGATATTCAAGGTGATGCAAACCTGAACTTTGGAGGAGATGCTCTGCATTCTTTCATGGTGAAAGGTGCTCAGTTGCCAGGAAGAACAATCAACTCAGTCCCTGTTCCTTTCAGAGGTCGTGAGTTGAAAGTTTCTGGTGACTCAACCTTTGAAGATTGGACAATCACAGTCATCAACGACAACAACTTTGCAATCAGAAANGCATTTGAAAGATGGCAGGACGCAATCAACTCTGCTGCTTCAAACATTTCTGCTCGTGGTGTTGATGCTGGGGTTCTTGCTTCATACACTGCAAACCTNGAAGTCGAACAACTCGGAAGAAACGGTGACGTCATCAAGAGATATGTCGTCACTGGAGCGTGGCCAACAACTGTTGATGCAATCGACGTTGGATTCGATAATGCTGACACAATCGAAGAGTTTGGTGTCACTTTGGCATATCAGTGGTGGGAATCTGACACCACAACAAGTGCGACAACTAACAGAGTAACTGCTGGCGTGACGACTCCGACTGTCTAACTCCTTTCTCGATCCCTATAATATGAAAAACTAGGAGCAATAATGGCAGAACAAAGAGAAGAGTTGTTCGGTTTCGAACTCGTCAAATCAAAACAAGAAGCAGAAAACCGTTCCCCTGTCCCTCGCGAGATGGACGATGGAACGGAAATGCCTGTCGGTGGAGTCACGGGATACACTTATGAACTCTATTCAAAGGCAAGAAATGAACACGCACTTGTTTCTCAATATCGTGACATCAGTTTCTATCCTGAAGCAGATGCCGCGATTGACGACATCGTAAACGAAGCATTTACGACAGAACACGAACGTCCTTCAGTCACAATCAGACTTGATCTCCTCAATATCAATGAAAGAATCAAAAAGATTATTCGAAATGAGTTCAAAGAAACACTTCACCTTTTGAAGTTTCAAAAGAAAAACTACGACGTCTTTCGTCAGTGGTATGTCGACGGTCGTTTGTATTTNCAAGTCATCATCGATGAAAAGAATCCCAGGAATGGAATCAAAGAACTTCGCCCGATTGACGCTCTGAAAATCAAGAGAAACGTGATACCAGAGTACGAGAAAGACAGTAGAACTGGTGTTCCTGTTCTCAAAAGAGTCGACGAGTTTTTTGAATATTCTCCAGATGGTTCATCAGGCAACTCAGTCAAACTTTCCAAAGACTCAGTGATTTTCTGCCCTTCGGGTCTTGTTGATCGCAACAAAGGCATGATCATCGGATACCTTGACAAAGCAATCAAGCCATTCAACAACTTGCGTTCAATGGAAGATGCTTTGATTGTGTATCGTATCGCACGTGCTCCTGAACGTCGTATCTTCTATGTTGACGTTGGTCAAATGCCGAAGATCAAAGCAGAACAGTATCTGCGTGACATGATGAATCGGTATCGCAATCGTATTGATTACAATCCAAACACTGGTGACATTCGTGACTCACGCAAGTTCATGTCTGTCCTCGAAGACTTCTGGTTGCCGAGACGTGATGGTTCAAAAGGAAC